ACAGTGGCAGGCAAGACCATGTGTTTGTTTGACACACGAGCAGTTGGAACATCGGCTAGCGGAGTAGCTTTGGCAATTAACTCATCAAATCAGCCCTATGTTTATGTCAACGCCACTACATTGTTCACGTCAACTACTGTAATCGCATTGAACAGCTGGACTCATATTGCAATGGTCAAGGTCAGTGGAACAATCTATCTGTATATGAACGGCACACAGGTTGGGTCAGCAGCAAGTGCAACATCTTGTACTGATACATACTGTACCATTGCCAGTACTGTTGACTATAGAGATGCAACCACTACCCTTAAGTTTGCAGGATATCTAAGTGATGTTCGTGTGGTCAATGGTACTGCACTATATACAGCAACTTTTGCGCCTACTTATCAACCACTGACCGCAGTGGCAAACACCAGCTTGTTGACACTACAGAACAACGGTGGGGCAAACACCAGCGGATTTGCAGACAACAGTGAATTCAACAACATCATAACTCGTGCAGGCACAACTGCACAGGGCACATTCAGTCCCTACAGTCAAATGGGCTGGAGCAACTTGTTCAACGGCAGCACTGACTATCTATCAGCAGCGGCCAATACCGCTTTTGCTTTTGGAACCGGTGATTTTACGGTTGAAGCATGGATTTATTATACAGGCACATTAAGCGGTACATTAGTCCCAATTTGTCAAAGTGATGCAGTCGGTGGTAGTACTAACGATAAATGGTTCTTTGCGTTTAATAATACTACTTTGTTTTTCAATACCCATTCCTCGGGCGGATTCACTTCCACTATAAGTTTCTCACCATCAATAGGTACATGGTATCATGTGGCAGCGACTCGCTCAAGTGGTACAATGAAATTATTTGTCAACGGTATTTCAGGATCAGTAACGGTAACCGGGACACCCAATGGATATACATTAGGACAAAACGGGTTTGCTATAGGTGGAATGAGTACACCTTATTATATGACAGGATATATTAGCAATCTTAGAGTTATAAAAGGTACCGCTCTTTATACAGCTACATTCACCCCAAGTACAACTCCATTGACTGCCGTATCGGGTACAAGTTTATTAACTTCTCAAAGCAATAGATTTAAAGATAACTCCACTAACAATTTTACACTAACACCTACAGGTACTCCAAGTGCTCAAGCCTTTACCCCATTCTCTCCAGGGGTGGTCTACTTGCCAACTACAAACGGTGGCAGCGCATACTTCAACGGCAGTACTGATTATCTGACTGTACCAAGTACAACCACACTACAGGGCATTGCCAATCGCAACATGACCATTGAGTTTTGGGTCAACTTCTCTAGTACTTGGAGTAACACCAACTACAACCTAATACAAAAAGGTCGTACCGGCACCAGCGACTACGAATGGGGTGTATACTTGACTGGATCTGCTAGCGGTGGTACAGCAGGGGTGATTAGCTGGCAACCACAATCTGGCGGAAGTGGAACAAGTATCGGCACCTACAACTCAAGCACAGTCAACATTTATGCAGGTACTTGGAATCATATTGCCATCAGTGTCTCAGGCACAACAGTCTACTTCTTCTTAAACGGTGTTGCAGCTGGTACAGCGTCGGTAACTTTATCCTCATTTACTGGCGCTGGGGCACTATCTGTTGCCAACAACAACAACGGTAGCAATGCCTACTTCCCAGGATATATAAGTGATGTTAGAATTACCCCAGGAACTGCGGTGTATACCACTGCATTTACTCCTCCCACAGCACCACTGACAAACTATGCCAACTCTACTCCAGCAACTCTTTTGCTGAACTTCAACAACGGCGGTATTGTTGATCAACACAGTTCGTTTAATTTTGCAACCGTTGGTAACATACAAACAAGTACCAGTACAGTCAAATATGGTACTAGAAGTCTACAGTTCACTGGCACTAGTGGAGCGTACTTGCAGTCATTCCAATCACTACCAGCATTGCAATGGTGGCTTGGATCATACACAGTTGAATACTGGATCTATGCCAACGCATTCAGCTCTGGCGGCAACAATGAATCTACTGTACTAGGCTGTATGGGTGCAACGGGTACCAGTACCTACTGGGGATTTGGTCCAATCGCTGGTGGTACAGTTCGTTGGTACTACTACAACGGTGCCGCACAGAACTTGACCACAAGTACTGCATTGTCCACTGGTCAGTGGTATCATTTGGCGTTTGTAAATAATGCCGGTGCATTAACCATCTATATCAATGGAGTATCATCGGCTACTGGCACAATCAGCGGTACCCCGCAAGCAGTGGCTACGCTTCCACTGACACTGGGATCTTCAAACAATGTGTCATTCAACGGTTATCTAGACGATGTACGCATTACCAAATATGCACGTTACACTGGCAACTTTACTCCCCCACCCGTCGGTGACGTAGCTCAATAAATACACTATAGGATAACAAAATGCAAAAGATTAAGAAGTTATACCGCAGTAGTTATACTGGTGAAGATATCATCCGTGAGATGACTTATACTGGCGGCGAGTGGGTCAAGAACATTGAAACAGTGCCCAGTGCTGTTGAAAACAAACAAATCAGCGGCAGAGCAGTTGTGCTGGGCAATGGGGTAAGTCGCATAGAATTAAACCCAAATCTTTTCACACTATTGAAAAATCACAAGGGTGGTTTGTTGGCTTCTAGCAGAGTACAGACCTATGGCTGTAACGCTATTGTCAGAGACTTTATTCCAGACTTTGTTGTAGCTAACGACGAAGTAGCCGCAGAACTAGTCAATGGTGGCTATTGCGATCAGACTATCATCTATGGTACAGCACAAATGGTTCTAAGTTATCCTGGTAAGTTTTATCTTGTACCTCAAAACCCAAACTGGAATATGGGAGCTATTGCTACTTATTTGGCCTGCTTTGACGGACACAAAACAGTCTATTTGATGGGACACGACCTACACAGCGGACACACAGATTATCAAATGAATGTCTATGCTGGCACACGTGGCTATCCCGATCAGATCAGTGACACTACTGAAAAATACTTCGAACAAACAATGCTGAACGTTATGAAGATGTACGATGATGTTGAGTTTGTCAGAGTAAGTCCAACAACTTCTTACTATATGCCAGAAAGCTGGAAGTATCAATTGAACTTGCGTCAGATTGATTTCAGACAGTTTGTTATTGAAAGCGATTTAGGGTAATTGTTCGATTGTGCGTAGTTTGTCTACTACGCTACTGAACTTGAATGTTCGCCAAACTCCGGGATGCAATGGCTTGGGATAATCATCTAATGGCACCCAGCAATATCCTCGGTGCTCTTTATTCAACTCGGGCACAAATTCTTCGTCTACTTTGATTACGTAAGTGTGATACTCAAACTTGTTAGTATCGCTGGTAAATTTTTCTATGGGTATGAGTTTTGCGTCTTTGATAAATCCACCCAACTCTTCGGTGATTTCACGCATTAGTCCTTTTACAATACTTTCACTGCGTTCGATTTTGCCACCCACAAGACCCCAAGAGCCACTGTGCGTGCCATTGCGTAACAAGAAAAGATATCTGTGAGTAGTTCTACAATAGATTAGAGCACCCGCACCAATCAGAGGACCAGCATCCACTCGCCCTGATCGTACACTCCGTCGTAGCTCTTTGTCCATCGTTGCTCTTGCCATTTGTATTGAATACCTGTAGTTAGGTTAGTAACGTATTGTAAATCATTTGTGTTCTCGCTGTCAAACACAACTTGCCAATATGTGCCATTGTATTGAATAATGTCATTGGCATTTGCAATCAGATTCTGTCCACCAGTACCTTGCCAAGCAACAGGACCATTTGAACCATTATCATAACTACCAATGCTGTTGATTAACAAGTAGCGTGTGCCAGTACTGGGTGTAGTTAGACCACTGCCCGGACCCACTGTCTGTGGATCAATGATGGCATTTATAGCATTCAATGTATTTGCTGGCAGCGTATCTGCAAACGGATTAAAAATCAGTATTGAATCATCTGTTGGATTGATGGCGATAGTACCAATTATCTCACTGCCATTTGGTTGTGTCAGGCGAATTTCGCTTGAGTCTGGGGTATACTTGCCGTACTCACCCAATAACTCTGACCAACTGTGCTGACTGCCCACAACAGCATCTAGTCCATACTGACTGTAGTTTTTGATATCTGTGGGCTGTAGTAGTTTCAAATAGTAGTTTGTGCCATTGTTGGTAAACAATACACCATAGTTGTTTACAGTCACAATAGTCTGTGCCAAACTTTCCATTGTATCAATATCTTGGAAATTGGTAATGACCTGTTGAATAACACCCATCTTCTTGACCTTGACGCTGGTGCTGATCCAGATTGGCATATCAAATGTCATAGTATAGACGCTGATAGGGTCGTCACCGCCTGTGGGCACTGTTCTGCTATCCCAGTTGCTGTCTGTAAGATTTACCACAGTCAGACTAGCCCAGTCAATGTAGTTGTCTGAGCTTTGTAATTCAAGCGATGGATTAAACAATGTAGCCAACTGTTCTTGTATCTGTAGCTTTTGCTCAGTATTGCTAGTCCAAATGTCTAGCTTGACTGTGAGCTTCCAAGGAGCTGGCATCATACGTTCTACGCTGTAGTTCTGGCCCTCTGTTGTGCCATAAGTTCCAGTCACTGGATCAAAACTACGTTGACGAAGCTGCATACTCTGTGTGTATGTTGGGTCTTGCATACGAGTTTGATCGTAGGTTAAAGCACTGATATACACAGCCATTGCTGGTACAGAGTTAACAGTGTTCTCGCTATTGTTACGCAGAATGGTTGCTGCCTGTCTGCTTTGATCACCATAGATAACTGGCACACGCTGATATGTGATGTTACCGTTTCTATCTGCCCCAAAGGCAACATAGAAGTCACTTATCACACGCATAAACTGACTGATATAACGACGAATCTGTCCGTCATAGAAATAATTTGAAGGAGCTGTCATTAATTATCTGCTTTCGGTGTTAGTGCTGTGCTCAGACTTTGTTTAACATTTACAGTATTACCATCGGCATTAGTAAACGTACCACTTGCATTGACAAATGTGCCAAGCAGTGTTTGATTGTTTTGACCCTGTGTAAGACTTGTACGTTGTACGTCATTGATTGCGAGCCAACGCTTGCCATCAAATCTAAACACACGATTTGGCAAGTAGTC